GTCTTGATGTGGTTATCCTTGACGAACTGCCTCATGTCATACGGGTCGCCAAAGGTGAGCTTGACAAGCTGCTGATCCTCACCGCTTGCTTTAGGGTACAGTCCTACATACCCTTCTTGAGCACTTATCCATTGTTTCGGTATGCGCTCATGATCTTCATAAGTGATGAAACAGTAAGGCAGTAAGTCCTTGACTTTCTTTACGATGCGTTGATTCGTTTTAGGATCACGATAACGTAGTCCTACGGTTCTCCCTCGAAGTTGGTCGGCCAGCATATTAACACCCAACAAGAACCGCATTATAAGGGTAATTGTCAGTCAGCTTTTCTGCCTCTTGGTCTTGCAGGTATGTTGTGTTGGCGAAGCCAATACTGAACAGTCATTGAGCTTACACCGCACTCCTTTGCTATATCAGCTAAAGTGCGACTGTTTGAAACATACGAACTGAATAACCATTCTGGGTCTTGATAGAGAGGTTCGTTAGGCTGAAGGCCATACTTAGCAATCAAAAAAACATCAGCCTGGCAGTTCGCACATGACTGAACGATCCGTGATTCGCTCATTGGGATTTCTAATTGCTTATTGAACTCAACGTGAGTTCCGCAGCTGGGGCAACTTACTCGCATGATAATTCCCATTGTAATGATTCATATAAACATACGCGCTAACGCATAACCTTTCGTTTGCTATGACCTGCATCATCCTTCTCACAGTTCAGACAGATCATACGACCTGTCCCTTCTTGATGAAACAACAACGCAGTACGCTTACCGCACTTATCGCAACGATCACCTGGTCGGTCTGTAAAAGCACGTTGAGGCATACCTACCCTCACATGAGGATGGATGCTTGAAACACATATCCGTCGCCCCAAGCGTCAAGGATCAGACGAATGCCTTGACCCTCTGGCCTAAAGTCAATGAAGTGTAGTCGGATTTCACCGTCAAGGTTCTTCAGCACGTTCTCAAGACCACCCTCAAAGGTTGCCTCCCATGCCTCAATGTCCTCACCTGTGGCGATTTCAAAGCTTGTCGTGGTAAGACCCTTGAGTTCGTCGCCTGTTGATACTGTGATAACATCATCAGCGTATGAAAGAGCATAGCGGTTGAGTCGTTGTCCGTTCATGTTGTCGCATCGGAACGCTTCAAACAGCTCTGTTGAGTTGATAGCCCAAGACATGAATGCCTTGCGCTCTGTCCCATCACGGAGCTTGTAAGCACCTTCTTGATCGATTTGCCCTGCAAGTCCAAGGGACTTGTTGAACCACTCACCAATCGTTTCTTGAGAATGAGGGAAAGCCAAACCGCCTTCGTCGCTGATGATAGTCGTCTGCTTTGACCCAGAACGAACTCGCAGCTTTGATCCATCCACTTCAAGAGTCAAGTCTTTGCCATGATACTTGAGAACGCCGAGCAAACGATCAATCTCTGGTATGGCAATCTGCCCTGTACCTTCTGCGGGAATGCCGAAGTGAGAGAGAGAAGTCTTGCCGTCACGAACCAGAGAGGTTGTAGTGCAACGTTCATCCTTGAAATCAAGGATGCAAGCAATAACCTGCGATTGAGGCTTACCTGCAACGACCTGTGGGCGTTTTGTTAGTTCGAGTAGTCTTTGGAGTCCTGTGTTTGATACTGTCATTGTCATTCTTAATCACCTTTGTTTTAATTTCAAGCAAGCCTTACAATTCGGCTTGGAGTCTGTGAAGTGAAGCCTGTCCCTATGGATAGGGGCGAAGCCTCGGCATGGGATCAAGTAATGATCGCCTTGTAGGTGTTCAACTCTGTGAACCTTACCTTTTTCTGTCATGCTGGCGTATTGCAGCTTCTTTTGAACGATAGTCAAACAGGCCACCACCAATCGGATAAGGAGTCTTTGTACTTGTCAGCAAGCTTTTGAGCCATGTCATGACAAGCCTTTTCGATCTTGAGCAGTCGGTCTAACTTGCCTTGCATCTCGTCAAGCTCTCCTTCAAGAATCTCAATCCTCTTCTGGAGGTCTTCAATGGTCGGGTCTTCATCAGCCATGTGGATCACCAACGAAGTTCTTCAATGCCTGTGAACTCAACCTTGCCACCCTGCACTCGCAGAACGACTCGCTCTTGACCGACAAGCTCCATGCCTTTGCCCTTGATTTCTTCAATCTTGGCTTTGACAACCCATTCGTCGTCAGCCAGGGACTTGTCTGCATAGACACCTGCGCTTGAGTCTGCTTTCTTTTGATAGCGACCCATGAATAGCTGCTGGCTTGCCAGACGTTGTGTACCTTCGACCCAATCTGGTTTCTCGCCAATCTTCATCAAGCCCTTCTGCCCGTTGCCGAGATCAGCGTATTGCTTGTTGTCTTTGAGATGGAATGTGAAATACACTTTGTTGATAGGCAAAGCGTGAAGGCGGGTGATAACGTCTTTGAACAGACGGTTTCGCTCACGCCATTCCTTCTGGTTGAATCCGTCACCTTCTTCTTTGATGACACCCTTTCGTAGTAGCGATTCAGTCATAGCGAACTCACACCACTTCATGCAGGTTGATCCGCCGTCAAAAATAACGGCTGAATGTTGGTCTGGGTTCTCCTTCAGCTCCTCGGCCATGAGGTTCACGAACATAACCACCTTGTCAATCAAGGCGTTGTAGTTCACGCTCATGTCGTCTTTGAACAGAGAGTCGTCGGTGTCGTCAAGAATTGGGAGGATCAGAATGTCTTCGTTGCCAGGGTAAGTGTGATTGACGGTTTCGGATGCCGAATTGTCAATGTCGAAGATGGTTGTCTTCTTTCCCTCTTCGTAGCCAAAGAAAAGAGCTGTTCCTGTCTTGACGGTGTTCTCTTTACCGACGATGAACATTCTCTGTTGAGGAACTGCGTGAGTTCTCTTAGCGAACATTGATCGGTAGTAGTCTTTGTCATAGACATTTGAATGAACTTCTGCTGGTGCAGTTGCACCTGCAGAGGCAGCCTTGCCTCCGTTGCCTCCCCAAGCCGCCATCAAGCATCCCATCCTGTGTTAGCTTCATCTGGGGCTTCTTCTGCTGGTGCAGAGATTGAAGCTGCGATTGAATCACAGACCCACCAAGCGGTTGAGTCAAGACGTGCTTCATCATCACGGCTCATCCAAGCACGACCAACAATGACAATCTCTGATCCAACGCCGAAGTCCATACGGTATTCGTGTTCAGCAGGGACATACACATCAACAGATGGTGCAGTCGAAGTAATGTCAAGGTCGCCAACAGTAATGATGTAGCCACCCTTCTCGCGTGGGTCAATGTGAACGACTTCACCGTGAACGGCACATAGTCTGTCCCACTTCTGATCGGTTTCAGCCCACTTGTTGATGTGTTCTGGTACGAGGTCAAACGAAGGTAAGAAGTCGCCGTTAGGCCAAACACCCTCAACCAGATCAAGAACAAGTCCAGATGGTCCAGACTCACCAATCATGAACGGTGGTGCAGCAAATTGATTTGCGATTGAATCATCAATCACGAACTTGGTGACACCAGGCTTTGCGTAGCCCACACCGTTGCGACCCATGCGAACAGGCAGACGACCTGGTACGAAGGTCGGCTGATTCTCAAGAGCAAGGTCGCCCTCGAACTTGATGGTGATGAGTTCAACGTCTGCTGATCCACGCTTGCCGAGGAACAGGCATTCACGGACAGGCTCGGAAAGCTTTCGAGCTCGACCATAGCGAGGGTTTGCATCCCCACTTGCGAAAGTTGGCATGGTGTTGTTCTCAATGATCTGAAACCATGTTGTAGCATCAAGCTCTTGCACGAACTTTGGCAAGGCATGAAGAACAACTTCGCTGGTTTCTTCTTCAAGGGAAGAGAGTTTGAAAGTAGGATTGATCGTATGTGTGTACGACCCATCCAAGTTGTCTTGAATCAAAGTGATTCGACCTTGAGCAACGAGAGCTGTTCTTGCAGCTTCATCCAAAGTGTTGAGGGTGTTCTTCATCTTAGCATACCCAGACTTTGCGAAGTCTTTGTATCGTGGAGCTGAAACGAACATTCCTGTGAGGACTTCTGCACCGCTTCGTGAAAGGCGTTGAGCTTCTGCTTTCAGTTGTCGACCTGCGACTCTGATAGCAAGGACTTGACAATCATCATCTGATTTGCCAGCGTTGATCCATGCTGGTTTGTTCTCTGTAAGAACCTCTGCGATTCTTGCGTTCAAGGTGTCAAGACTGACACCGACATTCTTTGCTACTGTTTCTTTAAGTTCCGACATTGTAATCCGTTCCTGTGTAATCCCTCCGATGAAGAACCCCCTTATAATGATTCTTGTAAATCAAGGTCATTCCTTGAAATCTGGGTGTCGGAACTCATCACGGAGCTCCTCGGCCATTTGTTGCATGATGTGGGTTTCAACATGGGAATGGGAATAGGCTTGCACCAAAGAAGCTGGACCGATGATAGCCCAATCGCACATATCGCACGTTCCTTTGACGATCTGTTCGTTGAATAAAACAATATCATTCAAGCGAATGACAGGGACAACATCACCGACTTCATACCTGGTTCCGTCTGGACTGACCCAATAATCGTCGGGACCAGCAATCATTCGGACAACAACCTGCAGAAGTTATGGGCTACAATCAATGGATCAACACCCATGAGAATATCTCTTTCGCTTGTAATAGCTGCATCAAGCACCTTCACTTTGGCTTTTTGCCCTGCTGGTGAAACCATAGCGTGATTGAATACTTCACGAATACGTTCTCTGGTAAGAGCAGGTCTGTTCTCAATTAGCTTTGAGACTCCTTCTTGGATAGCTCGCTCGCTCATACATAGGCGAAGGACAAGATCAGCGTCAAAGCCAGATGACTCAAGCTCTGCTATGAACTTACGAAGTGATTTTGCGTCAAGGTATGCAGCTTTCTGTAAAGCCCCTATGGAGTTCCTAAGATCACCACGATGTTTCTTGGCTATCACCTTGATAGCATGAGCATCAACCTCAACGCCTTCGTATGCTGCTACTTGAGCCAAGCGTTGCTCAACGAGTTCAGCAGGGATAGGCTCGAAGGTACGGACTTGGCATCGTGATTGTAGCCAGGGTGATACCTTACTTATGTCGTTGCACGTTAAGATGAAGTAGCCTTGAGCATCTTCGATCACACCTTTCAATGCGTCTTGAGCTTGAGGTGTGAGGCGGTCTGCCTCATCCAAAAAGAAGATTGTTTCCCATTGGCCGATACGGGACATAGGAATGATGTACTCTTCAATGAACTCAATGCCTCTGGTTTTCTTTGAGGATGCGTTGAACTTATGCAGTTGCCACCCAAGGACTTCTGCTACGATGTAAGCAAGTGTGGTCTTGCCCGTTCCAGGCTCGGATGAATTGAATAGGAAATGTTGCATCGGTGCTTTCCCTTCAAGGATCAGACGAACTTCTTCAACGATCTCTTCTTGCCCCATGAACCCGTCAAGGGTTGCAGGTCTGTGCTTCTCCCACCATATCTCTTTCATATCAAATCACTCCAATTGGTATTTTGTTCTTTCATGTTGCTCGTCTTGTGTGATCCACTTGCCTTTACTTTTTCCGAGACAAGCCCAATACATACACTTTCGCACTTGAAACACATGGCCGTCTTGATTGTAGGCTATGAAGCTCCATTGATTCGCACTCCAACAGGAGGTACAGGCAAAGACCAAAGCTGCGCCAATCCTCTTCTCACCGTCATGGTCGACTGACCTTTTGGATAAAGGCACGTTGCGAGGGAGGCGAGGCATATATCATTCACCTTTCAAGAAGAAATAAAGCTTCACCAGGTCTGCTCTCTTAGCACCGTAGCACCAAGCATGAGTAAGGTTGGT